GCACTTTAGCTACCAGTGGTGCGCTACGAATCATTGCATTACAAGATGTTGATGTTGCGGTTCGTCACCCTGAGTCGTTTTCACTAGGCGTTTAAATCTGAACACCCCCACTTATCGCTCGGAATGAGTGGGGTGCTTTTGGAGATTTTATGAAAGTTAAGTTTTTAAAGACAACATGTTTTATGCGGCTCAAGTATCTCGCTGAACAAGTGGCAGATTTGCCTGCGGCAGATGCAGATGGGTTGGTCAAGAAAGGGCTTTGCGTCAAAGTGGCAACGCCAAGGAAGAAAAAAGACTGATGGCACAAACGTGGCTTTCAGATGATGATTTGTCAGAGTTCTTATCGACCGAAGCATTCGGTAGTGAAGCGACTTTCAAATCTAAAACGATTAATACCGTGTTCACAAATAATTACATTTCCATCACGGGTGGAACTGTGGACATTGAGGGTACATATCCGGTTGCGCTTTGTAGACTTTCGGATGTGACAGGTGTAGCACACAATGATGTGTTAACCATAGATAGCAAAAATTATGTTGTTATCGGCATTCAGCCAAACAACAGCATTGGCACAGTTAAATTGGTTTTAAATGAGCCATGAGTCATCTTAGACAACAAATAAGAGAAGAAATAGCGACTACGCTGACGGGGTTAACAACCACTGGCGCAAATGTGTTTCAAAGTAGGGTTTATCCGATGGAACAAGCCAAGTTGCCCGGCATTATTGTTTACACAGTGGACGAGCGAACAATGCCCTCAACAATGGGCGCAAACAGAATCATTGAAGCGACTCTCAATGTCGCTGTTGAATGTTACGCGATGGGTAATGCGATTGACAATTTATTAGATGGGGTGTGCTTGGAAATACAGCAGGCACTAGCCGCAAACAGACAAATTAATTCTTTAGCAAAAAACAGTCAGTTAGATTCGACTGTTATCACTTTTGCTCAAGAAAGCGAACAACCGGCAGGATACGCGACCATGAGTTGGTCAGTGAACTATCGGTATAAAGAAAACAACCCAGAAATAGCGTTATGAGTGGGTTATCTATTTTTGCACAGGCAGTGGATATTAAAGCCGAACCAATGCCGTTAACTCAACCTACTAACAAGGGAGATAAATAATGGCTACATATACAGGTGATACTGGAACAATTAAGGTTGGGACAGATACTATTGGTGAGATCAAAAGTTGGTCATACGAAATTAGTGCCGCATCTATTGACACGACTGTAATGGGTGGTGACGGATGGGCATCTTTTAAGTCTGGTCAGAAAGCATGGACAGGCACAGCAGAATTATTGTTGGAAAAAGCTGACGCAGGACAACTTGAGTTAGGGGCAGGCGAAACCAAGTCTGGCGTAGAATTTTTGTTTGACGCTACTGACGCGACCTCGACAGCCGCTAAAGGAACGGCATTAATAGAAAGTGTTTCGGTCAGTTCAAGTGTTGGCGAAATGGTCACTATGAGTGTTTCGTTCAAGGGTAGTAGTGCGCTAGACACTAATTGGCAAGGTTAACCGAATAACCTGCAACTAGGGGAAACCCGAAAGAATCAATGCCGAGGTGATTGGTTGCAGGTTTTACTCGGCATACTCGGAGGAATAAAGCATGGGTTTGGGTGATGAGTTTTTAGAACGCGCATCGAAGCGTTATAAGGAAGAATTGCAAGATAAAGAGAATTTCATCATTGTGCCGGAGTTAGGTGATTTGAAGTTTTTTTATCGACCGATGAACATCAAACAGCGCGATAAGATTTTCAAGCTGATTAATGATGATAAATATAATGAAGCGTGTGCAGAAGCGATTATTATCAGAGCAAGAGATGCAGATGGTAAGCGCATGTTCAGAGAAGCACACAGGCAACAGTTTTTAACCGAAGTTCCGCCCAAGATTGTTGAGCGAATAGCCGGTGAAATGAATACTTTTGACAAAGATATTGACGATGAAAGTGAAGAAGCACGGACGGAATCGGGGGCAAGTCTAGCAAAAAAATCCTGAGCCACGACGATGGGTTATGGCTTGTTTTCGTGGTAGCAGAGTTATTAGGCAAACCGGTTGGCGAGATTATGGAGTTGTCAGTTGCGGAAATGGTCGGTTGGTCGGCGTATTTACAGATTAAGCAGGAGTTAGCACGAGATGGCAAGTAGCACAGAGCAAATTAATGTTCGTATCACCGGTCACGATAACACCGGTAGGGCATGGCAATCTGCTACGCGCCGGGTTCGCACGCATCAACGCCAAATGAAAGGTTACACTAGGGTGTTGCGTAATGCCAAGTTGCAAGCAGTTCAGCTTAACGCATCTCTAGGGTCGATTCCTTCCGCCGGATTAGCCGGAGCCGCCGCCGGTTTTGGCTTGTTAGCAAAATCAGTATTTACTGCAAGCAGACGAATGGATGCTTTCATGAACTCCATGATTGCGTCAACCGGTTCTATTGGTGAAGCTAGGAAAGAAGTCGAGAAGATTAAAACTCTATCAGACCGACTTGGAATCAATTTTATTGCGACTGCTGACGCTTACAAGAAGTTTTCCATTGCCGCGAAAGAAACCGGAATGGAATTAAAAACATCGGATAGGGTGTTTAGTTCTGTAGCAACAGCCGCCGCCGCAATGGGGTTAAGTTCGGAAAATACACGCTTAACTCTTAAGGCTTTAGAACAAATGTTATCAAAAGCCAACGTTCAAGCCGAGGAGCTAAGGGGTCAGCTCGGAGAGCATTTGCCGGGCGCTTTTCCAATGGCGGCAAAAGCTATGGGGCTGACTACTGCTGAGATGTCAAAGATGTTGGAGCAGGGAAAAATCCTTGCCATTGATCTATTGCCGAAATTAGCAACAGTTCTACAAGATAAATTTGAAAGTGTTGCGGTAAGGGCTTCAAAGCAAGCAGGAGCGGCATTTGAACGTATGAGAAACCAGTGGAATTACTTGCTAGTTGCCATAGGAAACACAGGTGTTTTTGACTTAATGGCAGATGGCATCAGAACATTCACAGGTTATATTAAGGATTTACGCGAAGTTCTAAAAGAACCTTGGCTACAAGCGTTCAGCAAGGCTGTTGTCAAAGCAGGTAAGTATTTATACCTTGCGGCTTTAGGGGTAGCCGCCGGAATAGATTTGATGCGAGATGCCGCTGTAACCGGATTGCTTTCAATAACTACAGCGTATGTTGACTTCATGAACTGGATGTTCAAGTCTAATTTAAAGGTTAGCGAGAGTCTGAAAACGTTCCAAAAAGTGGTTCATGACGCATTTTTAAAATCATCAAAAGCCGCATCAGACTATTTGACTGAGTTAACTGCTGTAGATGAAAAGACACAAGACCTCATAGAGTCTAGTCAAGGAATGCTTGATTTGCAGTGGGATGTATCCGATCCTAATATCAAACCGCCAACAGATGATCTTTTTGAGATGCAAGCTCCAACATTTGACGGCGTAAGGGCTGAACTTATGGCGTTAAATAAAGATATTGGTGACACAGATAAAGCGGTGGCTAATCTGGGAAATAGTTTTTCTACTAATCTAGGTAGAGGAATCGCTGAAGCAATGGCGACAGGAAAGGCATCGTTTAAAGATTTTGCGAAGTCAATTTTGATTGATATTGCCGCAATGATTATGAAAACCTTAATATTACGAGCCATACTCGCTAGTATTGGATTGGTTAAGAGCGTAGTCGCTTCATTTAATATGCCACAGGTAGGTGGCGCAACTACGTTCCCATTGAGCAGTCCGACAGACATGCCTATGCTTCCTACGAATAATGACCACAGCACGTTTTTGAATGCCAGTCAGCCGTTTGATGATTCTTTGAATATGCAAAAGACATTTTTGCAAGACTTGTCTAATTCTGATTGGACAGTGAAAGATATACCGGGAAAAGCCAAGGGTGGATCAGTGTCAAGTCGCACACCGTACATCGTCGGTGAGCGAGGGGCAGAGTTATTTGTGCCAAGAACATCTGGAACGATTGTGCCAAATGATAAACTAGGTGCAACACAGCAAGATAATGGTTCGCTCAATGTTACCTTCCAAATCAACGCAGTCGATACGCAAAGCGGCACAGCATTCTTGATGAAAAATCAGAAATCAATTGTCGGCATGATTGACCAAGCATATAGAAGACAAGGTCGGACAGGAGTGACAGCATAATGCAATTGCCAGTTAATCCAAAGTTCAAAGCACTCACGATCAAATCACACACTCCGTCATTGATCTCAGAAACGCATTCTGGCAAGCGGCAAGTCAGACAGCGTGGAGGTCATCGGTGGTTGATCGAAGCCGAATATCCGCCAATGAGTAGAATTGAGTTTGCGCCACTTTGGGCATTCATTGTTGCTCGGAAAGGGCAGTATGAAACTTTCACTTTCGTGCCCGGTGATTATGGCAACAGTGCCACTGGAACAACTTCATCTATGACTGCGACCATTAGTCAAAACGCAGGGGCATACTCCATCGGCACAAGCTCGCAATCGCTGACTGCCGGTGACTTCATAAAATTTAGCGGTCACAACAAATGCTATATGGTCACGAATGTACCGAACAGCACTAGCGTTCACATCGAGCCACCACTTCACGCGGATATTGAGTCTGGCGAAAGCATCATTTGCGAGTCTGTCGAGTTCACTGTGGCGCTATCAAGCGATCAGCAAGACACATCCATTGATGTGAATTCTTTTCATTCGTTTCAATTATCTTTAGTTGAGGTGATTTAGTGGCGGCAAGGGGAGCGACAGCAGAGGTAGTTACCGAGTTAAGTGCAGACCAATGCATCGTTGTTCATTTGTTGGAATTGCATTGGGATGAGGGAGTTGTTCGTTTAACCGATTTCAATCGTGATTTAACAACTGACGCAGGAGTGTACATCGGATTCGGTTCGTTCTTGGGATTCTCTGATATTGAAGAAACCGCAGAATTAATAACGTCCTCGATGACAGCACAACTTTCTGGGGTTGACCAATCGGTCATGGCTATGCTTTTGACCAAGCATTATTTAGATCGCCAAATGGATTTATACAAATGTTTTTTAAATTCGGCAATGACTCCAATCGCCGACCCAGTGCTGATGTTCTCTGGTCGAATAAATAAACCGGTTATCTCAGAAGACCCTGAGTCGGGAACGTGTGTAATTTCAATTGAAGCGGCAAGCCATTGGGTCGATTTTGAGCGTAGAGGTGGTCGGCATACATCCCATAATGAACAAGTATCTCGATGGGACTCTAGCGACAAAGGTTTCCAATATTCTGATGCCGTATTAAGTGATATTAAGTGGGGAATAAAATGATTCGCGTTGCCGATTGGGAATCTAAATTGGATGGGTTACTGAGCGAACGCAAAGGCTCAAATTTCACATGGGGGCAACACGATTGTTGTCTGTTTGTTGGCGATGCCGTTTTAGCTATGTCTGGTGTTGATATTGCTGAATGGTTTCGGGGCAAATACTCGGACAGCAACAATGCATATTCGTTACTGAAAGATTACTCCGGTTCTTCATCTGGTGGCATTGGAAGCGTCATGAATCAACTATCATTATTATATAATATGGCTGAGATTCCAAG